AAATGACTTGGAGCAAGGTGAAGGTACAAACTTCTTTTACGGATTAAACCGTCAGCCATTAGGCACAGCAGTAGCCTCTCAAAGAGCTAGACTAGACCCGTTTGTAAGAAAAGGATTTAGAGGACAACAAGACCCATACTTTAAAAAAGAGGGTGATGTGTTTAAGTTGTTTAGAGGATAACAATGGGAATCATTAAAGTAGAAACCCCTCAAGGCATTGTTAATGTCGAGATCGAAGGTGAAGAGCCTACACAAGAGGAACAAACAGCTTTATACAACACGTTTTTTTCTGGCGGTAAACAAGCACAAGTTGAGACAGATATAGATCTTGCCACAGCTTCTTTTGAAGAAGTGCAAGAATATGTCAAACAAAGAGAAGCTCTTGGTATTGATCCTGCAACGGGTGAAAAAATAGAAAGAGATCCAACGGAAGAGGTTGGTGTTGACTATGTGTCTGGTCTTAGAAACTTTCGTATTAGAGCAGGTCTTGCTAACAAAGAAACTACAGAAGAAAGAGCTGCTTATCTAACGGCTCAAGTAGGATCAAATGGTTTTAGATTAGATGAAAAAGGTCGTTTTATACTGACAAAAGTTGGTAGAGAACGACTAAACTTACCCGAAGGTCCAGAGATAGCAATAGATGAGAAAGGCATTAGTCGATACGATGTTGCTGATTTTATAGGACAGTCGGGTGTGCCTCTAACTGTGGGTATTGGTGCTAGTTTATTAACTGGAGGTATTGGGACTGTGCCTGCTATGGCGGCTGTTGGTGTTTCAATGGGCGTGGGTAAACTGTTAGATGAAGCTTTTGAAACGGCTCAAGGGTATCAAAGAGAGAGCGTAGGCGAAATAGGTAAAGCAGCCGTCGTAGAGGGTGTTTTTGGAGCCTTTGGAGAAGGTTTAGGAAGATTCGTATCGGGAGCACTTGGACGGCTTTTTAAGGGCAGTGCGTCTAAACAAGCGGAAGAAGCCAAAGCCAGTGGGCGTGAACTACTGGAGAAAGGATTCCGACCTACTGTGGAAGGAGGAGCACCAGGGACTTTTGGTGTATTAACACGTCTTCAAGCTATTTATGAAGGAATATCTCCTAATCAAAAAGCAGCAGAAACAAACGTAAAAGCTTTGATGGCTGAACTTAAGAGAGTATCTCAAACAGAGTTAGGCGGTGTCAGTGATGAAGCGATAGAAAATCTTGGAAAAGTTATAAAAAAAGATATAGAAAAAATTTACACAGAAAGTGATGAGCTTTTGAAAAATGCTCAGAAAATAAAAAATAACGAAATAGAGAGAGAAGTTAGAAAGCTTATAAAACCTTTACGAGCCGGTGAGAACCTTGGTCTTAAAGAAGTAAGAGGACTTATTGCGTCAAAAGCTTTATTTTCAGAAGCCATAGATGATTTGTATTTACGAGTGGACTCGTTACTAGGACAAGGACAACAGATAATACCCGCAGGCAGATTAAAAAAAGTTGTTGATGACGCTCTTGATGCAGCAGATACAAAAGTAGAAAAAGAAATACGACAAAGTAAGATTAAACAAATTATTGATAACGCTGAAGAGGAGGCAAGAAAAAGGTTAATTGCTTCAAGAAGAGGTACTTTAGGCGATGACTTTACGAATGAAGATATACAAAGAGAGATGTTTTTAACACCATCTGATGCAAATAGGATAAGAACAGCTTTAACCAATATGGAATATACAGGTGTTCCTGGTGTAAATTTTTCAAAGATTAGAAAGACTGTAGATGAAGCGTTCTTTGATGCTCGAGGTATTTTAAGAAAATCAATTGACACTTTAAAAGGTCAACAAGAGCAACCTTTGTCACCAAACATGTTAGGACAGCTAGGAGTAGATAGATTTTTGGCTGACTTTGGTGGAGGTTTAGCGAACATAGAAGATTTAGCAAAAGGTTTAGAGTTACTAAGTAGCACACAAAAACTTTATGCCGAGGGTTTTAAACGACTAAATCAACCCGTTGTTATGAGTCTCATACAACAAACGAAAAGAGGCAGAATTAAGAAAGATGATCAACTTTTAACAAATGTTATTGATAAAGCAGATGCAGAGGATTTAAGACAATTATTCTTAGCTAGAAAAGGCGTTCCCGTAAATATTATGAGAGAGTTGGGCTTACGAGAAAAGCCCATCATGGTTCGATATGCAGGTGAAGATATTCCACTTGATGAAGCCGAAGCTGCATATGCAGCCCTGCCAAGCAACAATAAAAACAAAGTTTTATTTGAAGCGATAAAGGAAGGAAGAAAAACCAAAGCAGCTAGAGATACTGAGCTAGGAGGAGAAATAGATCCAGACACTGGTCAACGTGTAGGGGCGGGTCTTCAAGGTGAACGACTAAGACAGCGATTAGCCTCCGCTTGGGTGTCCAATTTGTTAAAAGATAAAAAAGTAATGAATACTATAGAGGGTAAACGAGTCTTTGATGGAATTAAAATAGCTAATGCGATTGACGATCTAGGCGATAAAAAAGCTGTTTTATTTGGAAAGGATACACAAACAGTAGACGAATTAACGACCTTATTAAGAGCCACTGGAAAAGAAATTGATCCAGAAGTTATTGAAACTTTCGCTGCAAGTCCTTTGGCACAAGCTGTTAAGGGCGTAAAAGATGCTACCGACAGAATACAAACTGTTAATAAAGACGAATACCTATCTGCTCTTAGAGGTAAAAAAGCTAGTAAGATAGCTCAAACTATCTTCAACAAACAAGATGCGTCCATGATCAGAGCTTTCATGAAGAACGACATTGAGTTAGAAGTTCCTGGTCAAAATAGAACAATAAGAGTAAAGCCTTTTGAAGATAATCCCTTCTCTGTTGATCCCGTAACAAACAGAACACCTCATCAACAAATAATTAAAGATGTTCAAGATGCTGCTATGGGTAGAGTTCTACGATCCCTAGGGGATGTAGAGGATGCACAGTTTGCAGATAAATTTTTATCTGGATCTCTTGGAGGTAAATTAAAAACATCATTAGATGGATACGGTCGAGATACTTTAGAAGCCATGTTTGGAAGACAACAAACAAACGATCTCTACAAATTATCTGAGATTATGGTTAGAGCTTCAGATCAACCCATAAAAGGTAAAGGTGGATTGGCTGCTCCAACTATCGCTCTTGGTTTATCCATCTTTGGATTAATGACCGCTCCTATTGCAACCATAAGTGCGTTAGCTTTTTACAAAACTATGTCTACAGCGTTACGAACACCCGCAGTTATGAACGTATTATTATCAAGTAGGAGACCAGGAGAGGATGCCATAGGGCAAGCCTTGCAAAGTTTAAATACTATAAGTTCTCAAGTGGTGACTCAGACAGCCATAAAACCCGCCTTTGAAGAAGGAACAAGAGCAGCCTCTGCTTTACCAATTCCTAGTGCCTTACCACAAGATAATCAGCAACAAACAACGGTGCCAAATGTTACTCCTCCCGTTGCAGGAACAGCAACAAGAATTGATCCGACAAATCCAATCATAAACCCAGATCCCGCGACACAAGCACTGGCTCAGAGATTAGCGGGTACATCAGCGATTACTCCACGTCTCCCCAATTAAGTTGAAGATCCTGGTCAACCTTACTAGGCACGGCTAACTCTAATCCCGTCTCCATAATATTTTTAATCTTCTGTGCTTGTATGTCGCTCTCGACGGAAAAACATAGTTCATCGTGCACTGTAATTAAGGGAACAAGACCCTCTTCATAACAATCCACCATTGCTTTCTTAGTTTGGTCAGCAGCCGAACCTTGGATTAATTTATTAAGTGCTTTGTATGTAAACGCTCTACGAATTTGTGGCCCGTACTCTCTCTCCGCATCGTCATGTTTCATAGGCTTGTTGTACCCAAAAGTTTTAGGCTCCCATAAATCAAATCGGCATAAGCGACCCGCTATTGTTCGAATCTTTCCGTTTACAGATGCTCTCTGCATCATCCTATCAGCTAGTGTTTTCACAAAAGGCACACGCTCATGATATTTTGCCATTAGAGACTTTGCCTCTTCCGTGCTAAGATTTAACTGAGCACCTAGCTTTGCAACGCCCATTCCGTACATAATTCCTAAATTTACGGTTTTTGCTTCTTTTCTAGAAATACCCGCTAAATCAGCAACCATTTGATGAAAGTCTGGATCCCCCTTATGATATTCATCAACCACCTCCCGAATCATAGGATGTCTGTCACCACGTCCCATAACAGAACAATAATGTACTAGTAACCTTGGTTCCTGGGAGGAATAGTCAAAGCTACCCCACTTCTGACCTTCTTCGGGTACAAATAACCCACGAATTAATTTTTTGATATCTGGATCACGAGCAGGTATCTGTTGCAGATTTGGATTCGACGACGAGAACCTACCCGTGACAGTCCCCCCATCATCGGATCTCAATTGATGGAACTCACAGTGAATTCGTCCCTTATATTCATGTTTAAGTATGCTGTCAATAAACGTGCTGTCGGCTTTATCTGCCTCGCGTAATTTAACAATAGCCTGGGCAACCTCGTTAGGATGAGCTTGTAGGAACTGCTTTGTGAAAGAAGGTGCCCCAAGTTCTGTTTTGGGGTAGTTAAGGTTCAGTGCCTTAAATACGCTCTCTACGGACGCATTTGCCCACGGTTCTATATCCACGGATGTTTTGTCTTTTATAAACTTTTTTAATTTTTTTATACGAGCCTTGAGTGTTTGCTTGGCTTGCTCTGCTTTGTCTAAATCAACTCGTACACCATTTGTCTTCATATCAAGCAGTATAGGTATAAGCTTAGTCTCCAAACCAAACACAGTGTTTAACTCTTGCATATCTATTTCTATACGCAATCGATCCCACAGTTTAAGAGTCATGATAGCGTCTTGTTCGGCATAAGGTCCTACAAACTTTGCAGGTAGTCGCCACATCTCGCTCTTTGGATCCACGCCAAAGTCCTTTGCTGCAGCTCTCAACATTTTTTCGTCTTTACGCATGTCTATGTAATCTCGACCCAGATTATTTAGGCTATAACTGAATCTATTCTCATTGACCAAAGGAGCAGCAACCATTGTATCTATGATCGTACCCTTAACCTCGATACCCTCGGCTCTTAACCATCCCGCATCATACGTTGCGTTGTGCATAATCTTATCTATATGAGGGGTGTTCATCTGATCCTTAAACCATTTCAAAGTCATATTAGGATCAAGATTATGACCGTTAGCATGTCGAATCGGAAAGTATCCTTGATAATCCCCCGTGGCTACAGCAATACCTATGATCTCTCCGTCTTTTCGTGCCCACCCTGGACCTTTGTCTCGTATGTTCGGATCTCTGGTTTCCAAGTCTACGGCTATCTGTCTACAATTTGTTAGATCTGGAAACTCTGGTGGTATATTCCAGTTAACATCCAGAACATCCATCATCATACGTTCTTCAAAACTTATAGTGCTGTTGTCTTTCTTATCCTTCACCATCGTCTTCCCCCCACTCATTGTCCTCTCCTGCAAGGGCTGCGTAACCAACGATGTCAATCCACGAATCTAAATGTTTGGGTGAGTTAATCAACCTCGACATCTTTACCGCAATCATACACTGGTACACTTGTTCCACCGTAAGCTTTTGATCTAAAATAACTGACCAAAGCTGTGCAATACGTTCATGATTTAGTTGTGCGTCTCCGTATATCTTAGCTCGTTCACTAGATATTAGATCACCTGCTCTCTCTAATATGTCTTTTCTTTTTATCATTATATTTCATACCTGTATTTTTTCTGTGACTCTATTATGTGGAGGTTTTCTTTTACTCTTGTTAATCCTACATAAAAGACTCGATGCTCATCATCTTGATCTTGATTCGTAACGCATACCTTAGTTGAGTCAAGATGCACTACTACGTTTTCATCCTCTCCCCCTTTCATAGCATGAAACGTAGATACCTTTAACCGTGGTCGTTCTGTAAGCACTTCTCCCCGTCTACGCAAAGCACGAATATAATGTTTTTCATCTACACCTAAACGGAGCATATCTAAAGCCTCAATATTTTTGTCTGCTAAAAGACCAAAGTTTTTAACCAGACTATCATATGTATAAGTGCTGTCTACGGGTTCTACCTCTAACAACTGTTTCATACCCCGTTTAATTACGGCTCCGTCTCCAGACTTAGGTGCCAACTGATACAACTGTTTAACCTCATGAAGTCCTATTGAATCTCCTCTTTGCAATCCCTCCCATATCCTCATAGCTTCCGCTATCTCTAATTTTACACTTGGATAGCCTTTGATCTCATAGAATAAACCTTGATCCCGTAGGTCTGTTGCAACATCACGAGCAAAAGAATTAGTTCGAGACATCAAAGTCCACGAACCTTGGCTCATGTCTAGATTATGTGTGTCCATATGAAAATTAACGGTGCCCTCACGATCCATCGGATCAAAAGCCTTTTGTTTTCTGTTATGAATGCGTTTAACCACGGAGTTAGCCAAGTTATATGCAGACCGTGGTAGCCTATAACTTTTCTTTAATACACGAACATTTTGTGAGCAGTTCATAAATAAATTAACATCAACACCTGCCCACCTATGAATCGCCTGGTCATCATCCCCTGCAAAGTATGTTTTGTCTGAATTTTGTGCAAGTAGTTCTACCATCTTCCATTGTAACGGAACGAGGTCTTGTGCTTCATCAACTATGAGTATTTCAAGCTTTGGGGCAGTCCCTTGTTTAACATAACCCGAAATCATATCTGTGAACGATACCTTACCATATTCCGACTTATACTTTTGTAATTCTCTCCATATTTTAAAAAGCATAAAGAAGTCTAAATCATAGTTTCGTTGATCGTTATATTCTTCTCCAAGAGTAACGCATCGAAGAGCAGCTCTGTCCACCATACGTAGATATCTGTCGTGATCCTTACCTTGTGGTAGTATTAATCCATCATCAGCATCACTGGCTATGATTCCATCAAAGTTCATGCCCATCATTCGAGAGAACTCTCTCCAATCCTCACGAGCCATCAAGTCTGATTGTGACAGACCTAGACCATTGTATCCAAGAGAATGAAGCGTCCTAAAA